CCAACTCAGGATCCATCAATGCTGACTTGATGGTAGCAAAGATTTGTGGACCAATAATAAATCTACGGATTGGATTCTCTGGACTCTTGTCATCGCTGAGAGGATTTTCACGCACAAAACCCTGCATGACATAACTGCGTTTCTTCCAATATTTACGACCCATGTCTTCCAGACTCTTGTCCTTGAACCAAGTGCGTACTTCTGCTAAGATTGGGCAAGCTTCGCCCCACATCTCAACACAGGGAACTTGTACTTGAACTTGTTTGGATTCCATCTCACCTTTGATGCCGGCAAACGGCAATTTGATCATTGCTCGTTCCACCCAGAAGAAAGTGTTTTTACTGTTGCCATCTGGGAGGAAACGCAGGGTTGCGCTTGCGCCTTCATCGATGTTCCAGTGTGGGTAAATTGCGTTGTCGCCGCCTTGTGATTGACCGCCCTTGTTAGACTCTGCGGCTGCGAGTCTTGCGCGGATTTCTGCTAATGATGCCATAGTGTTTTTACCTTTCAGAATTAAATGCCTATGTAAGCCTATGTGTAATTTACTAACGTACACACTACTGAGTATACGTGCTTTTATTTAGTTTGTCAAAGGAAAAGGCAGAAAGATCTGCCTTTTTTTATCAGAAGTTAGTTTTTAGGTCAACTACTCATATTTGATGGTCGAGTCATCATGACGCCGTCAGTGTCAAGGTCTTCGCCGACATCTTTTTTATTTGGAACAGCCATTCTTGGTGGTAGGCCTGCGTCTTTGCGTAGCTTGTTGAGTAACTCTTCATCACTGCCGCCGCCTAATTTGTCAAACACTCGACTGCCAATCTTTTTAGCCGTGTCTAAAATACCTTCTGGCAATGCTGGTTCGGCGTGGATACCAGCTCGTTGTTGTAATCTGCTTTTAAGAGAAGCAACATCTTGACGATTGACCTTGCCGGCTTTTGTTACTCGAGGTGAGCTTCCATAAGAATTTAGTGGATCGTACCCACGAGCGTGATTATCTCTTGGAAAATGTGAGCTAGGGCCTTGTTCTATGGTATCAGCAATTTTATCACCAAACTCTTGTCTTATTTGAGCAATGACTTCACTTGGATCAGCTGCATCGTCATCATAACCTATTGGGTCAGTAGCATCTTTATATTGATCAATTAAATCGTCGAGTCGTTGTTGTTTTGCTGGGTCCAAGCCTTCGTTGACTTCTTCAGCCTCTTGCTGGATGCCGGCACGTTTACGCATTAAGTTTAAATCACCTTCATTTACTCCGCCCAATGACTGTTCAACTTGTCTGATCCAACCACTGACATCACTTGACCCAATTTCTTCCGTATCACCTACAAAATCTGCAACATCGTCAATGGCTTGCGTGACTGCTACAGGACCGTATTTCTCCAGCAAGTCTGGACGTTGCATCAAGATTCTACGAGTAATAGCATTGGCCACTGGGCTGTGGTCTTCATCTTCGTTCATTTTTTCAGCATCAGCTTCGGCATCTTGTGCCATGTCATTTACAGTGGGGTTGACGTCGATACCCAACTCACCAAGTCGGTTAATAACGTCTTCGTCATCCCAGCAGTTGGCCGTGGGATCTGCATCTGCTAGGTCGTTTAAACGATCAAACAACACATCATCGCCAACTAAGTCGTAGAGTTGTTCAGTGGCATTGGTTGCATCGGCACCCACTATCAGTGGTTTGCTCATTAATTCTTTGAGCTTGGCATCAGCTTCTGGTGTATCTGGCAACGCCCATGTACCCTCCATGACCTGATTGGTCCAGGACTCAAATTCGTCTGCTTCTCTCATTTTGTTTTCCTTTTTGTTTGCTAGCTGGGCTAGAATTGGTAATGCTTCTTCAATGCGTTGATCTACGTTTTGTTCAATGAACAAGTCTCGAATGACATCCGTTGTGGCAGAACTTTCAGAAATTTCTGCAGGATCAAACATATCTCGTTCTTCCAAGTAACCTCGATGACTTATCATTCGCTTTGCTTTATCCTTGAGATCGCTATAATGTCGCAATGCAATTTCAACCAATTCATCGGTGTGTCCGGCAAATTGTTTCCCACGGGTTGCTCGTATAAATCTAGATAGTGTTCCTATTTCAGAAATTACTTCAACAATGTGCTGGCCAAATGCATCATATGGTGTCCCACCTTCGCTGACATGTCTAGCCATGATTCGGCCGCCCATGAGATTACGGAATGGCAATTTAAACCGTTCGCCTTCGGCGGTTTCTACAAACAAGCTTTCTATTGCACGATATCGTGCTTCGCCTTCGTCAATGTTGCGATTGTGTTTGATCATCAAACGCACTTGCTTGGGCTGGTCGCTGTAGCTGATATTTTTTCGGCCGTAATATCCTTCAAACAAGCCTTCTTTGATGGCAGCCATGCCTTTCATGGTATACTTTAATCGGGCAATGTTATTCAATCCAAACGTCATCATGTTACGACTTGCAAAGCTCTTGAGTTGGTGCAGGAAATCATACCAAGCACTTTTGTCATTGGCCTCCATGCCGCGACCAAGATTGTCCCCAAAGTAAACTTCTAGTTGGTTATTGTCGCCTATTAAAATAACCACAGTGCCGTAATCTTGATTCTCAGTGACATAATCAAAACTAAACAATTCAGCTTTGCTGGGATCAGTGACGGGCTTGCCTGCAGAATCTAAAATTTCTGGTTCAAGATTTTGTGTTATTAGTAAGTCGTAAAGTGACTGTTCAGCATTATTTTTCATATCTATTATTTATTACAAGGTCATAACAAACGGCAATGGCTCAATTATAGTATCTTGGTGATCACGCATTTGTGTGTCAAGATTGGGGTGGTAATCTTGCAATACTTTCAACATACGGATTACTAGCAATGTCGACATCACAAGATCGTCGGTTTCTCCCATTTTGGCTGCATAACTGGCGCCACTGGCAACAAATGTTTTTAATTCACTTACTAGACTACGGCTGTTGATACCTAATCTGTTGGATTCTATCAAGTGCTTTAACTTGGCGCAGGCTGCAAGTTTGGGTTTGTTGCTGGTATTAAATCCTTTGCGATTTCGACCTGGTTCACTGAGGAAATAACCTTCAATGTTTTGTTCTCCGTATTCAGCAATGCTAATCAATGCGGCTTCACCGATGCTGTTATTTTCTACGCTGTAGTAAATGCTCTTGGGATCTTTGACCACCTCATTGAGGTGGTGTATTATATCTACTAGGGTTCTAACCTGCGTAACAATATCGCTTTTGTTGTGTCGCCATTCAGCAATTTGTTCTGTGGTGTTGGCTTCGAATACTTGAATGGCTGCTGGGTCGCCGCCAGTGCCCAAACTAGGGTCCAGGCCTACTACATAAATTTTGTCTCGTTCTGGTCGCTTGTACCAACGTACTTCGCCTGTTTTGTACAAGGGATCTACACCCTGTAAATCAAACAACTTGGTTGGCGCAATTAGTGTTTCATCATTGATGATGAATTCACAATCCATCTCTCGTCGGAACCGGTCCACTCCCAGGGCCGCACGTTGTTGTTTGGCCCAAGTTTCATCCCTGTCCGGGTGTTCGTTCCAAAAACTGCGATATGCTTTGAATCCGTTTACGCCAACATTGGTGGGATTGCCAAACTCGTCTTCGCAACGATTGGCACCTTTCCACAGCAAAGCAAACTGGTCTTCATCACTGTTGGGAGTTGATGTGATAATGGCCTTACCACCTGTGGCCAGTGTGGGGCTAATAGAAGTCCAAAACTCTGTGGCAATAGTAGGTCGCACAAACGCAAACTCGTCTGCGTATAGCAGTGATATACTCATACCACGACCGGTGTTTTCAGTGGTTGTTGCTGACACAATACGACTGCCGTTATCAAAGTCCAAGTTACCTTTGTTGTAACTTGTTACACCAGCTCTAATGTGATCCGGTACGCTTTCGTAAGCATATCGAATACGTTGCATGATCTCTTGAGAGCCGGTATACTTGTGTGCGGCTACTAAAATTGTTGAATCAGGTACAAACATGGCATACCACAACAAGTAACCTGCTGCCGATGTTGACTTACCTGTTTGTCGAGGCATCATTGAAATGCTGAAACGATAGTTGTGATAGGTATATATCAACCGCTTTTGGTATTCGTATGGATGATACAACATTCTACCACGTGTGGGATGTTGAATATAGAAAAAATTGTCCATGAAATATTCTGGACCAGTGATGGGGTCGGCGCATTTGACAAACTCTTCAATCTGTTCATCGGTGTAAACTGTTGAAGAGTATGGACTTTTAATTAATGCTGTTTCGGTAACTGCGGGCATGCCATATTTACTCGTGCCCGCAGGCAGTGTCTATCAATTACACCAACTAGTTTTGGCTTCGCCGTAGTATTCACGGGCAAAACCGTTGGCAATCAGCATGCCACGCAGGCTTTGTCCATTCAGTAGCACATCGCCCAGTACACGGCCGCCATACTTGTCCCAGTCCATGAGTACAATTTGTCGTTTTTGTGCATTAGCAATTGCTTGCTTGGTAAATGCTGTGGCTGCTTCACCACGCTGTGCTTCACTAGGGCACTGAGCACGATGCCCTTTTTCCGGCGTGTCCACACCGTACACACGAACACTGAGTTCTGGTTTGAGTGGTGCAGGCAACCAAGTGGCAGCAATGCCTACTGTGTCACCGTCTATGACTCTGGTAATCACAGCGTCATATATAACGCCAGGTCGTTGTTTGGGTTGTGCAATAGCCAAGCAAGGCACAAGTGCTAAAAGAATTAAAAGTTTTTTCATAATAGTTTACCGAGGATATCCTTTAAATGCCTTTACAGGGCTTTGTGTAGTTACTGATTTGGGCTCTTCACTGGGCCCACTTGACACCATGTGTTTACCGCCTGGCGTTTTTGTCATTGTCAATGCGGCATCAATAAGTTTATCAATGCCAGGCGTCATGCCAGCAATAATACCATGCTCACCAAATGCAGTTTCATCATGCCATGCAGGCATGTCGGGGTTTACATCATCTTTTATTGCTTCGCTTCTTGCTCGAGCTAGGGCTACACCAAATCTATAATTGCGATATGGATCCGAGGCACTGAGTCCGGGAACCACATAGGTATAACGCATGGGATCAGCTTGTTCAGAAGGCAACTGTGCAGCCTGCTCGGTGATAAACTCTCGGGCTCTCATCTTGGATAGCCTTTGAAACTTACAACCGGACTAACAGTGTTGCCTCCAGGCGCTTCTTCACTATCTAAATCACCGTTATTTAAATCTATATGCGCTAGACCGGCAGCTTTGTATGCTAATTTAAGCATGGCTTGTTCTTCTTTGGTGTAGGGGTGTGCAGTATTGTGTTTACCTACCCAACTTTCGGCATTCATTTCTATTGGGTTTATTCCATCACTGCTGGCTACAGCCATCATTAACCGATTTAAATCATACAGTCTATCGTAACTGTCTATCTTCTTTGAAAAAATATTCAACCCACGGGTAGAGTATTGCTGACGTTTGGAAATTTTAGCATCAGTTGTTTCTGACAACACGGCACTGACAAACTCACGTGCTCGCATTGATTAGGCCTGTATCACACTGCGAGTGGCAGATGTTGCTGTGCCTAATTCCAGTGCAGTAAATGGTGTGCCAGTGACTGTGACTTTGTTGCCAGCACCGCTGTATACTTCAAACACTGTGTTTGCAGGAATAGTTATTGGGGCAGAGTATATGTTGCCCGCGGCGGTTGCACCCCCCAATGACACGGCGTATGCTTGATATGTGACTGCATTGCCCGCGGTAGCTATTTGTAACTTGTCGGTGTATACTGTGGTATTTCCCAGTGATGTGTAAACATTTGCCATTTTATTTTCCTTTTACCAAGCGCGACATGACCAATAACGAGCACTGGTTTTTGGTCCAGGATTCTCGCAGTTGTGGCGTGCTCTAAAACTCCTGCGGCGTGCAGGATTTGATTTTTTAATCTTCATGTTGGGGTCACCAAAGTTTACTTTGACAACATTGCCCTTGGCATTTTTAACGTAGACTTTGCTTTTTTTAACATCGCCTGCCATGGGCTTGTTCAGTGATACTTCACGTCCCTGATACTCAGCTTCGCCCACTGGCTCAACTGGATCTAACTCAGCTTGTTTGCCAATTAAATCAAGTTCATGTCCAAATGATGATGTGTCTTCGCCTACAGTGCGTGTCCATCCCTGGCCGTTGCTGTTCCCCACTGGGCCATAACGAGCAATTCTCTCAAACACACAACCAGACTCTTCTAGCAACTTCAATGTTGCATCATCGCCTTGTAGTACAATGCCATCATCTAGCACATCAACTACATAGGTTTCTATTAGATTGTCAAATCCAATTTCTATGCCAACTGGATCACCAACACTGGGCGAGTGTTGGCTATCTTCAGTTTCTGACAAATAATCTCGAAATGTTTTCATGTTCTGTCGTATCTGTTGTACAATTCCCAAAGACGCTTTTCGTTGGATTCGTACATTGAGCCTTGTCGAGCAGGCTGACGGTTGAATGGAGCTCCCACTGTCTGTCCAGTACTCTTACGACCGTTTAAACCATCACTTAAAGTATTGACCATGGTATCGGTGTCGCTGTACTCGGGTGATGGACTGTTGGCTAACTCTTCGTGAACTTGATCGCATCCACCCGATGCCTGGCCACATGAAGAACACGATTCTCCGTTGCCGCCCAGGCCAGCCATTTTAAGTAGTTGTGCCAATTGCACAGCATCTTCATCAGTGGCATTTACTGTCAAACTTTGTTTACCATCTTCGCCCACATTCATGCTAATGCTCATGCCTTCATTGAGTAGGTTGCTTAATTTTTTATTAAAGCTTTCTGCAATTGCTGACTCATAAACACCTTTACCGTATTGCATAGAACCGCCTGCGGCTTTTTGCTTCTTGGGTGCGCCTGGATCGCTGGGGGCTTTGCCACCAACTGCTACCGATCCTGCAACTGTTGTTTCGTCAACTTCTTTTTTCTTTGATTTCTTTTCTGGCAAACCTTTGTGTTTGGTACTAGCAAAGTCTTCTGCGTCTTTTTTACCCATGCTCTTGGCAACTTTACCAACTTCTTTGCTTGCTGGCTTTTCACCTTTTTGTGCGGCGTGAACCATGCCCATAAATTTCTGTTGCTTCTTGCTTGTTGCTTTTTCAGCAATGGGTTCTTCTTCATCATCCCCAGCTTGATTCTGCATGTATTCATCGATAGAAATCATCATGCTTTCAATCTTGGCCAACTTTGATTGTACCCACTCTGGCAAATTGTCGTTGTCGCCCAAGACTTTGCTCAAGGCCTGTGCATGACGCACAATGGTTTTGATGTCGTCTTTGGCCATATCGCCTTCTTGATCGTATTCGCCTTGATCTTCAACATCATGCTCGCCTTCACGTTTCATTAACTTTGAAGTGCCGCTTGGACCTTTAGCCCCAATACTTTTGCCTGCACCTTTGCCTGCTGGACGGCCACGTCCGCGTTTTTCTCCGCTCGCCGGCGCATCATCATCTGCACCAACACTGTGTCCAGTATTGGGATCAACTCTGCGTGTTACTTTACGCCCAGTTGCTGTGTGTTCAATATCATGTAATGCTCCACGTTCAACACTGCCAACTTTAGGTCGTTCTGCACGTGGACGCTTGTGTGCTGTGAACGGGCTGTTATCTTCTTCTGCAACTTCTCCTGGCGCACCTTTAATGCCGGCAGCACGGAGTGCGTCCGCTCTGTCAGTATAGCCCTTGGCACCTGGCTTGATGTCAGCTGATGCTTTTCCAATTGCGGATTTTACTTTTGATGAAGCATTGCTGGCGTTGACGTGCTTCATTGTTGTTTGGGCTTGGCGGCTGTTGGCACCCATTTTACCAATGGCGCCTTTCATTGCTTCGGCAGCAACATCACCTAGCATTTCATCAACTTCTTGTTTGGCACCGGCAATCTTGTCGGCAAAAGTAATTTTGTCTGCTGGCGGCGCAAGTTTGGCAAATGACTTTTGTTTAGGTGTCATTGGTGCATCAGCTTCGGGTAGATTGGGTCGTGCATGTGTTCCGTGTGCATCCTTAATACTGCCTTTGAGACTGGTGATTTGGTCTCTTGATGGCATTCCTTTTCTTGGCCCACGATCTAGTATGTTGTGCTTGATGCCGCTACGGCCAATACCTTGTCCTTTTTGTAAAGGATCGTTGTGATCAAATTCACCACCACCTTTTAGATTCTTTGAGCCAGGATAGTCATCTGGTTTTGGACCATTGTAGTAGTCATCCATGCTGTAATCATCGTTTTCATAGTCAGGAGGTTCTTGTGTGTACAGTTTGTCTTTGTACTTGGCATCGCGCCATTTGGCCGCTTCGTCTGTTTTTTGTTCTGGCTTCATACCTGTTTGTGGTATGTTCATTTTGCGTTGTAGGTCACGGATCATGTCTACATCGCTGCCGTGACCAACTTTGTTCAACACAGCATTACCAGCCTTCTTGGCCATGCCGCCTACTTTCTTGACCACATCGTCTAGACCTTCGTCTACTTCGTTGTTGTCATACCGGTCATACTTGTTGCGAATCGGATCCAATGATTTGCCTTCACGTCCGGCTTTGGCCAGGGCCTGCATGCCTTCTTTGCCGTACTTTTCATAGCCTTTGGCAGCACGACTCATGTCACGCTCATTCAATTGTGCGGCTTCTGGTCGGGCAGCAATGCTGTCCAATGTTTTGTTTAGGTTGTGGAAAAAACTCATTTTATTATCCTTTAGGGTTGTAGCCTGTGGCTGGCTTAGGTGGACGCTT